TGATGCGAGTTCCTACGAGAGAGGAGTTTTTCTTTTTGCAAAGTGATACGGCTTTCAATGCTTTTACTTTTATTCCATTGGTGGCTAATGTTTATCCAATAAAGGAGTTGCACGCATCGACTTATAGCATTTCTCGAAAGGTAATTAGTGCCTTGATAGAAATGCACGACAAAGGACAAATTGAACGCATTACGCTATTGGTTTCCGATAGTATGATTAAGCGAAATCCTCTGACGATTGAAAACCTGATGGCAATGGCGAGTAGTCGCCCGAATGTAACGGTGCTTTATGCTTGGGTTCACGCTAAAGTTTGTTTACTACAAACACACGAGGATTATTTTGTAATTGAGGGTTCTGGGAACTGGAGCGAAAACGCCCATTATGAGCAATATACTTTTGCGAATAGTAAGGGTTTGTATGATTTTAGAATGAAATTGTTTACGGATAGTAAACTTAAAAAATACGCCCCTAACCCCCGAAGGGGGAATAAAAAAAATATATGATAGAATCTTTTATAATTGAACAAGCCAAGACTCCTTCTGGAGAATTGTTTTTATTCTTATTGATTTTCGGAATCCCTTTTACTATTGGAACAATTATTTGGGCAATAAAAAATATAAAAAAATGACGAAATTCATTTACATACTAATCAAATTTATTGTTGGAACACTTGCTTTGGTATTTGGTTTTTTGGGAATGGGATTGATTTTTCTATTGGCTTTACCATTGGTGGGTTGGAATAAATCGAAGTGTATTTTTAAACGTGTGGCAAAAAACGCTCTTTAGTGTACACGTTTTTTTGATATGTACATAAAACTAGAAAAAAGGTTCTCGGCTTTGCTTTGTTGTGGAAAAGTAAGCCAAAAGTTTAGATTTAAAAATAAAATTAACAAATATAAACCAAACATCGAATAAATCTAAAACCGCAGTAGAGCAAAACCGATGTTGACAACTGTTTTAATTATGGAACAAATACAACAACTTATCGAAATTTTAAAGTCAACTCCTGAAATGGCTTTATGGGGAATTAGTATCTATTTTTTATTTATTTTACTAAAATTAGCATCTTGGGTTTTAGCTTTAAAGTTAATTTTCACACAACTAATTAAACGTTTTTTCGACTACAAAGAAACCTTATTGAACAACGAAAAAGAAAGATTATTAACAGAGTTAGAAATAAAAAAACAAGAACTTCAAAATAAAATTGAAATTCAAAAAACAGATGAATTTCACAAAGTTTTAGAAGATAATATTTATGGAGACAAAATACAAATATTAAAATTATTAATGTCAATTAACAAAGGTAAAAGACTTCATTCTTCTGATATTGATAAGGCAATTGTTATTTTAACGCAATCGTCTGAAAAATAGTTGTTAACACACACATATATGAACCTAATAGAAAATAGATTTTCAGACGAAGAACTGACAGCTATTCACGACTTGGCGGGGAATAATTATTCGCCTGAAAAGATTGCGTTGTATTTGGACGTGGACAAAAAAGCGTTTTTACAAACTTGGCAAAACAAAGAAAGTTTGGTTCGTCAGCATTATGACCGAGGTCAATTGGTGGCAGAATTTAACATCAACAATAAGCAAAAACAACTGGCCGAAAGTGGCAATATTACGGCAGCACAAATATTCCTGAAAGAAGCTAAGGAAAACGAAGTGAATAACATTAGAAACAGAATCCTTTTTGGCGATGACTATTGATCAAATCAATTTACGAGATATTTACGACTTTATGGAAACGGGCAATCCTGCGAATGCTCCTGTGCATATTGTCGCCTATTTGGATTTACTCGATATGGTTCGGGGAATGTTCCTGCGGATAGACAAATGGGGCAGTAAGGAAAGTATTGTCAAACATTTGATGACCGTTAAAAAACTTTCACGCTATAAAGCTATGCAAGTGTGTGACGAAGCACAGGAGTATTTTTATTGTGATAGCAAAATATCGAAATCGGCTTGGAAGAATATCTATGCCGACAAAATGGAAAAGATGATCAACTTTGCGATGCTCACGGTCAAGGATGTAAACGATGCCCAAAAAGTAGTGAAAATGCTTTTGGATGTATCGGTTTTGCGTGGGGTGAACGAGGAGGACAAAGAGGAACTTCCTGCCGAAATGTTTCAGGCTCCGTTTGTGGTTTATACTTGGGACACCGAGGCTTTGGAAATGCCAAAAGTAAACCGTCAAAGACTTGCCGAAATGATAGACGCTTACCCAGAACTGACCGAAAAAGAAAAAATAAGAATCAAACAAGAGGCTTTGATACCGGGTTATAAACTAAAAATATTTCCAAATGAGCAGGAAGACCCGCGTAAGTCTTAAAGATACCGATGTTGATGGTCGTTTTGCCAATTGGGTAGATGCTACTATATTTTTGATTTCGCCCAAAAATCTGCGATTAATAGCTGGTCGTGCTATGGCGAAAACATCGAGTATTATTGCCAAAAGAAGTCAAGATATTATTTTTGATATGCCCAAAAGCTATCAAGTAATAGTTTCGGACACCTATATCAACTGCCTGAAAAACATTGTACCTACACTATTAGAAGGTTGGAATCGTAACGGCTGGCGTGAAGGAATTCATTATGTTACGGATAGGCGACCGCCATCCCATTTCAAACTGCCATACAAGCCTGTTGAAACTTACAAACACACAATTTCATTATTCAATGGTTGTTTTTTTAATCTTGGGTCGCTAGACCAACCGGGAGGACTTGCTGGTGGATCTTATCAGCATATGTACGGCGATGAAGCTCGATTATTGAAATCGGAAAAATTAAAGAAACTTACGCCAGCAATTCGTGGAGAATACACGATGTTTGGTAATTCTGTTTACTATCGAGGGACTACTTTCACAACCGATATGCCTAATATTATAGATGGCGACGATGACTGGATAATGCAGGACGAAAAGAATATGAATTTAGACCAGGTTAAACTGGCACTTGAAGTGGGGATGGTACTGCACGAGATTAAGCGTGAAATTATTTCGTGCAAACAAGTGGGCGACTATGAAGCAATGGAAGCGTTGAAGCCTAATTTGGTACGCTGGACAGAACGATGGATTAGAGTTCGGAAGGATTTGACTTTCTTTTATGTGGTTTCATCCTTGGCAAATGTCGATATTTTGACAGAGGGATATTTTGCCGATAGTTTGAAAGCTTTGGGGATTGAAGAATTTAAAAGTGCGATTCTTTCTTTGAAAATCAATTTAAAGAAAGGCGAAAAATTCTATGGAAACCTTGGCGAACATCATTTTTATGATGATGGCGTATTGACAGAATATTATAATCGTTTCAATTTGACGGACGAGATAGAGGAAAGTAGTTTGGCATTGCGATACATCGACCACAATGCGAAACTGGAATGTGGTGTAGATTTTGGTGATATGTGTAGTGTAGTAACGGCACAGCCTAGAGGGAACTACTTATATTGCCTAAAAGAATTCTACACGTTGGCACCGGAGAATGAAATCCAATTAGGGAAAAAGTTTAGGGAGTTTTACAAACATCATAAAATGAAAGTTTTGGATATGTACTACGACCGTTCGGGAAACCAAAACAGCAAAACAAAACGGGACTGGGCAAATGCTCTGAAAACAGCGATTGAGTTTGAGAATGGCGTTTCGACTGGGTGGACGGTGAACTTGATGTCGTTGAATCAGGCGACTATTTACCAAGATGAAGAGTTTGCGTTTGCCAAAGCCTTGATGGGAGAAACGACAGCTACGCTCATAAAATTGAAGATTGATAAGTTCCAATGTAAATGCTTGAAAAGCTCCTTAGAACTCACGAAAATAAAAATAAAAATTGATGCGAAAGGATCTAGGACTTTGCACAAAGACAAATCTTCTGAAAGTTTACCTATTTTATTAAGGCCTATGTATTCGACAAACTTCTCGGATGCGTTTAAATATTTGATTTATCGAAGGAGTTTTGTGGACCAGGTGAATACGCATAGTCAGTTTACAGGGATGGAGCCTGGGGTTTATTAATCCTCACCCCGACCCATCTCCCAAGGAGAGGGGAGCTAAAATAAAAAATGCGTATCTACACGAAAATTTAACACTTTTTATTTTGTAGATTGTTTCTTTTACCATACATTTGTAGAACAAAAACAAAGAAGTCCGGCGCAGGACGATAAAGTCTGC